AAAGTGGATCAATAAACTCAATTTCATGACCAATACCGGGACTTCCGGTATATGGCTGCAAGACAACTCCAAATCGGCAAAACCGCTGCAAAACCTTTTCGCAAATGGCGAATTCTCGATTGGGGCAAAGGGATTTATTGCTGACAACGTGATTGGCGGGGCTACTACCTCCGTAGAAACCACGATCACACGATCAGGTTACGCGTTACGAAGCACAATGCCTGCTGGTAGCACGGCAGCTGGTGGGAGCACATTTAGGTTTTCTCCCGCTGTACGCGACCTATACAAAACCAAATCTCTTTGGCTTGGGGCTTGGGTCTATGTGCCATCGGTATCTGGATGGAACATCTCAACACGATCCCCTGCTATCGGATTGTCCGATGGTGTCAATACAACCATATCAACAGGCGGTTATATAGTTCCAGATTCGTGGAACTTTGTGTGGCTTCGTCACACTGTCAACGCTGTGCCAACCAATCTTACATTTATTATTTACGCGATTGGGTACGCCAGTGCCTCTTACACAAGCACTGGAAATGAGTCAATTATTTGCGGTGGTATTTATCTATTGGATGATTCCACAGAAATTGATCCGTCCCTCGTTGCCAGCGGGAAAATTACAAACTCGGGGATTGGCGGGTCAATAATGGGCGTGAACACCATCGTGCCAAATAGCGCGACCCCAACTGCCACGGCGCTTACTTACTCAATCGGAGACAGGATTATCAATTCGTCGCCAGCAATCGGGCAGCCAAAGTCGTGGATATGTTCAGTGTCAGGCACTCCCGGCACATGGGTCAGCGAAGGCAACCTGTAATGCCCCGCACCGCCACTGGCCTGATCGCCGCATACATGAAGCTGTGCGGCTTTCACGGCTGGGCGTCGTTCTGGAACACGATTTACGTCCTTCCCGGCCACGAGCACAACGAGCGACTGCTGCGCCACGAGCGCAAGCACCTTGAGCAGATCGAGCGCGACGGTCGGCTGGTGTTTTCTATCCGGTACCTGTGGTGGCTGTACCGATACGGATACTGGAACAATCCTTATGAGGTTGAAGCTCGAAGGGCTGAAAAGGGAGGATTATGAGCGCGACACAACAAACGTCCGAGACGGCCGGTGCGATGCTGGCCTCTCGTTTGCGGGTTGGAGTGGTAATGTCGAGGGGACATGTGCCATTCTGTGCAAGTCAGCTACGGCAGCAAATGGCGTTTCCGCATCTGCCGTTTCAACGGCATGGACAGACCGCTCCGCAGTTAATATGTTGCGAGTCGGTTCTTCGTTTGCTACCCCAGGTAATAACTGGGTTCAAAATTGATGTACTATGATTGCAAGCTGACAAACGCCGAACTTCAAGCAATCACGAAATAACAAAAATTGCACCCGAGTAATCGGGTGTAAGATCAACCAACCATACCGGTGAGGTTCACCGGGGTTCCAATGGAACAGCAATGACTGATGAAGTCCAAAAACCAGCGGGAGTTGATTCCGCGCCATCCCCCGAGGTGACGGCCATCCCGGGTCAGGTACAAAACGCGCCGGAAGTAGTCGAAAATAGCCAAGAGAAACAACCCGACGAGAAGAAATTCTCACAGGTTGAACTCGACGCCATGATCGGCAAGCGCCTCGCAAGAGAGCAACGCAAATGGGAACGTGAGCAGCAAGCCAAACAAGCAGAAATGCAAGTGCGGCAGTCGGTGCCAAAGGAATTGCCGCCCGCTGATCAGTTTGAGTCCGTCGAAGCCTATGCTGAGGCACTGGCTGTCAAAAAGGCCGAAGAACTGATCGCGCAGCGTGAACTTCAGAGGCAACGCGCCCAAGTTGAGGACGCCTACGCAGAGCGTGAAGAAGAAGCCCGGGCCAAGTATGACGATTTCGATCAAGTCGCGTACAACCCGAACCTTCGGATCACCGACGTGATGGCTGAGACAATCAAAGCGTCCGAAGCTGGTACTGATCTGGCCTACTGGCTGGGTAGCAACCCGAAAGAAGCTGATCGCATCTCGCGCCTGTCGCCGCTCCTGCAAGCCCGCGAAATTGGGAAGATTGAGGCCAAGCTGAGTGCCGAACCTCCCCAAAAGAAAACAACGTCCGCGCCAGAACCGATTCGTCCGGTCAGCGCCCGTGCCGTGAACCCCGGTGTCACTGACACCACCGATCCTCGGTCTACCCAGACCATGAGTACATCGGAGTGGATCGCAGCCGAGCGTCAACGACAAATCGCCAAGGCGCAGGCACTCCGCAATCGTTGATATAGGACTTAATCATGGCAAACAGCCTGCTTACCATTGACATGATCACCCGGAAGTCTCTGGAAATTCTGGAGAACAACCTGGTGATCACCCGCAACGTGAACCGCCAGTACGACGATTCGTTTGCGGTGAACGGCGCCAAAATCGGCTCCACGCTGCGCATCCGCCTGCCCGACCGCGCACTGGTGACGGACGGTGCCGCGTTGCAGACTCAGGACGACAACGAGCAGTACACCACGCTGACCGTCGCCAGCCAGAAGCACGTCGGCATCAACTTCACCTCTGCTGAGTTGACCATGCAATTGGACGACTTTGCCGAGCGTGTGCTGAAGCCGCGTATCAGTCAGCTTTCGGCCACTGTGGACGCCGACGTCGCCAATGCCTACAAGCTGATCGGCAACTCGGTGGGTACCCCGGGAACGACTCCGGCTACCGCTCTGGTCATGCTGCAAGCCCAGCAGAAGCTGAACGAGAATGCTGCCGCCATGTCGCCGCGTTACCTGACCGCAAACCCCGCAGCCAACGCAGCGTTGGTGAACGGGCTGTCTGGTTTCTTCAACCCCACCGACGTCATCTCGCGCCAGTTCAAGGCCGGAATGATGGGCGAACAGGTGCTCGGTTACGAAGAAGTGAACATGAGCCAGTCGATCAAGGTTCACACTTGCGGAACCCGGGCGGCTACTGGCAACACCACTGGTGCGGCTGTGACCACCGAAGGCGCCACCACGCTGACGTTGACCGTTGGCTCGGGCGAGACCATCAACCCCGGTGACGTGTTCACCATCGCCGACTGCTTCGCTGCCAACCCGCAGACCCGCGAGTCCACCGGCTCGTTGTTCCAGTTTGTGGCACTGGCTTCGTCTACCGTCACCACCACGGCCACTGTGACGGTTGCTCCGATGTACTCGGCCAGCCATGCCTTGTGTACGATGGTGTCTCTGCCTGCGACCAGCAAGGCGGTCGTGTTCGTTGGTGCTGCTTCGACCAGCTACCCGCAGAACATGGCGTACCACCGTGACGCCATTGCGTTCGCCACTGCCGACCTGTTGCTGCCGCAGGGGGTCGATATGGCGTCGCGGGCTGTCCACAACGGCATCAGTCTGCGGGTTGTTCGTCAGTACGACATCAACAACGACCGTATGCCGTGCCGGGTCGATGTCCTGTACGGCTACAACACCATCCGTCCGCAGATGGGCTGCCGCATCTGGGGTTAACCCGAGTGGGGCTTCGGCCCCTTTTTCCGAACTTCATTTTCAAAGGAATCATCATGGCTCTCCCCAACGGCGCAGGCGGTTTCCAGGTTGGTGCCGGCAACCGCGCCGAAACCATCATGGGCGCATTTGCCGCCCCTCAGACCGCAACATCCACCGCCACCCTGACCGCCGCTCAAGTCGTGAACGGCTGGCTGGTTGCCAACCCCGGCACTTCTGCCGCAACCTACACGTTGCCTACCGGCGCGGCTATCGACGCCGCCGTACCCAATGCCGTCATTGGCAGCACGTTTGACTGGGCTGTCGTCAACACCGGCACCTCGTCCGGCGCTGTGACGTTGGCGGTGAACACGGGTGTCACGGATGGCGGCAACGCTGTCGTGGCGGTTGCGGTCACGACCAGTGCGCTGTTCCGCTTCCGCAAGGTGGCCGACAGTACGTTTGTCGTCTACAAGATCGCCTGATCTTCATCACCACATGAGAAACGAGACTTCGGTCTCGTTTCTTCATAGGAGCCCCATGAACATCATCCTCACTCACCCGATCCACGGCGCCAAGATTGCGACCCACCCTGACGAGGTCAAGCAAGATGAAAAAAACGGATGGGTGCAGTACAATCCCGACACGCCTGCACAGGTGGAGTCCGAAGAACCCAAAGCCGAAGCTGAAAAGCCCAAGCGCAAGTACACCCGGAAACAAACCGACCAACCCGTCGAACAGCCCAACGAAGTCCCTTCCTTCTTGACTTCGGCAAGCGACGAATGCGAAGGACCGCGAAATGGCGACAGCCGGGGAACAGATCAATAGAGCACTCAGACTGCTGGGTGTTCTCGCAGAAGGTGAAACCCCGTCAGCCGCAAGTGCTGAGGACGCTCTGACTGCGCTCAACCAGATGCTGGACTCGTGGAGTGTCGAGCGGCTTGCCGTGTTCTGCACTCAAGAACAGGTGTTTACATGGCCCGCTGGTCAGATCAGCCGCACCCTCGGCCCCACTGGTGATTTCGTGGGCACCCGCCCCGTACAGATTGACCCCGCCACGTACTACATTGCCCCGAGTGATGTGTCATACAACATCAAACTGATCAACCAGCAGCAATACAACGGCATCGCAGTCAAAACCGCGACATCCACGTTCCCGCAGGTCATGTTCGTCAACATGACGTTCCCGGACATCGAGATGGTCGTGTACCCAAGGCCGACGCAGGACTTGGAGTGGCACATCGTATCGGTTGAGGAACTGGCGCAGCCTGCTGATCTGGCGACCGACCTGTTTTTCCCACCGGGGTACATGCGGGCGTTTGCGTACAATCTCGCGTGCGAAATTGCTCCCGAGTTCGGGGTTGAACCGTCGCCACAGGTGCAACGAATCGCCATGACAAGCAAACGCAACCTGAAGCGCATCAACAACCCGGACGACGTGATGGGGATGCCTTACGCCGTCGTTGCAAACCGTCAGCGGTTCAACATCTACGCCGGTAATTTCTGATGAAGACGCCCATCCTTGGGTCATCCTACGTTGCCCGCAGCGTCAATGCTGCTGACAGCCGCATGGTGAACCTGTACCCCGAGATGGTGCCCGAGGGTGGCAAGGAACCCGCGTTTCTGAACCGTTGCCCCGGGTTGCATCTGGAGGTCGTTGTCGGCAGTGGGCCGGTGCGAGGGTTGTGGGTGCTTGGTGAAAACCTGTACGCTGTCAGTGGTAGTCGGCTGTACAAGGTTTCGCCGACTTACGTTGTCACAGACTTGGGCGCCGTGAGTGGCGCTGGACCAGTCAGTATGGCTGACAACGGCATCCAGTTGTTCGTTGCCTGTAACGGCCCCTCGTACATCTACAACGCGAACACGGGCGTCTTTGGTCAGATCACCGACCCTGATTTCCCCGGCGCTGTGCTCGTATCGTACCTTGATACGTATTTTGTGTTCAACGAACCCAACAGCCAGAAAATATGGGTCACTGAGTTGCTGGACGGCACATCAATTGATCCGTTGGACTTTGCGTCTGCTGAGGGTGCCCCTGATGGGGTGGTTGGCATCATCGCGGATCACCGGGAACTGTGGGTGTTTGGCACCAACTCGGTGGAGGTTTGGTACAACGGCGGCAACGCAGACTTCCCCCTTACCCGGATACAGGGTGCGTTCAATGAGTTGGGTTGTGCGGCCCCGTACTCGATTGCAAAAATGGACAACGGGTTGTTCTGGCTCGGCAGGGATGCTCGGGGTCAGGGTATGGTGTACCGTGCAAACGGGTACACGGGTCAGCGCATCTCGACTCATGCTGTCGAGTGGCAAATCCAGCAGTACGGCGACTTGTCGGACGCCATTGGGTACACTTATCAACAGGACGGTCACAGCTTTTATGTGCTCGTGTTCCCAAGTGCAAATACGACATGGGTATACGATGTGGCGACTCAGGCGTGGCACGAACGCGCGGGATTTGTGGATGGTGCGTTCACTCGCCACAGGGGGAACTGTCAGGCGTTTTTCAACACCAACGTCATGATCGGGGACCACGAGAACGGCAACATCTACTCGTATGACCTGACCAACTATTCGGACAATGGTACTCCTCAGAAGTGGTTGCGGTCTTGGCGGGCGCTACCGACCGGGCAAAACAACCTCAAGCGCACTGCGCAACACAGCCTTCAGCTTGATGTGGAGTCGGGTGTCGGTCTGAACACAGGGCAGGGTAGCGACCCTCAAGTTATGTTGCGCTGGTCGGACGATGGTGGTCATACGTGGTCAAATGAGCACTGGGTCAGCATCGGCAAGATCGGCGAATACGGGCGCCGCGCCATCTGGCGCAGGCTCGGGATGACCATGAAGCTGCGTGACCGCGTGTACGAAGTCAGTGGCACCGACCCTGTGAAGATCGCCATCATGGGCGCAGAGCTTGTCGTGGGTGGCACAAATGCCTGATCCGCTGAACGTACCGCTCACGCCACCGAGGGTGCCGTTTACGGACCCCCGCACGGGGAATATCTCGCGCGAATGGTACATGTTCTTCTTCTCGCTGTTCCGCACGGTTGGTGGCAGCAGCCAGTCGTTGAATGACTTCCAGAAGGCCCCGTTGCAGGGCGACCTGATTGCGCAGATAACCGAGTTGTCAAAGCAGATTGAATCGCTGGCGGCTGAACCAAGCCCGATGCAACTGTTGGCGCAGATCGCGGAAATTCAGAACCAACTTGACGCCCTGAAGCTGCAAGTTCGGCCTGAACTTGGCAGCATGGCGTCCGTGCAGCAAGACAACACCCGGTTCATTGGTTATTCGCTGGAACCGTCACCCGATGTTGTGTACAGCCCCGGCGTCACAGCGTGGAACTCCGACGACGGCACACTCGATGTCGGTTTGTATGGCGGTAGTGTCCTGCAAGTCGGCCAGGAGAACCATTACTACGCCAAAAACACCAGCGGGGCGACGATTGTCAACGGGTCCCCGGTCATGTTCACCGGGACTGTCGGAGCCTCTGGCAAGCTGACGTTCGGCCTCGCTGTTGCCGATGGTTCGGTCCCGTCAGAGTACATGATGGGGGCTGTGACCCAAGACGTAGCAAACAACGCATTCGGGTACGTTACATCGTTTGGGCTGGTTCGCGGGTTCAACACGACCGGCACACCCGTTGGTGAGGTGTGGGCAGATGGTGATTTGCTGTATTTCGACCCCGCCACGCCGGGGACTTGGACAAAATTCAAACCAGCAGCCCCGAGCATCACCGTCCCTGTGGCCGTAGTGGTCAACGCAGCGTCAGGCGGCGCGGGTTCGATTTTCATGCGGATGGAGTTGAGCGAGTCACTTTCTTCGTTGCAGGACGTGAATATCGCAAGTGTGGCGAATAACCACACGCTGGTTTACAAACTCGCCAATAACCGCTGGGAAAATCGCGCACCGGTTGATGCGCGGGAAGACCTTGGGCTTGGTACCGGAACACCGACAAACGGCCAGATTCTCATCGGCAACGGCACCAAGTTTCTGACGGCCAGTGTCACAGCAGGCGCCAATATCGCCGTCACACCGGGCGCCGGGTCGCTGACAATTGCAACAACGGGCGCATCCGGGTCGTTCACTGCCGACAGTGGTGAGACAATTACCGTGATCGATGGTGTAATCACAAGCATCGTTTAAGGACACTCTATGACAGTCACCGTAAAAGTTCTCGTCCCCGCCAAAACGGTCGAAAACACGCAAACACCGCAATACAACGCGAACAACGTGTGGGCGATTGTCGACAAGTTTACCGCCACCAACTACAGCACCGGTGCTGCCACGATCAGTGTGAACGTGGTCACGTCTGCCGGGTCCGCTGGCAACGACAACCTAATCACGAAGACCAAAACGTTGCAACCCGGTGAAGTGTACACGTTCCCTGAGTTGGTGGGGCAAGTGCTCAATCCCGGCGACTTCATCAGCACACTCGCAGGCACCGCAAATGCCATCAACATGCGAGTCAGTGGTCGTGAGGTGACGCAGTGACCCCTCGTCAATGGTTGATCAAGAATCTGAATGACCAGCTTCGGTTACCCGCGCCCGTTGTTGACTGGCTGATCGCGCTGTATGACCTGATCCAGTTGTTCGATGATGTCGCAGACGGCGACCCCGTGGATAGACAAGACCTGAACCGGGTGTTGTGGGACGCGCTTGTCGCAATGCCTCAAAACCCGTTTTTCATCAAAGAAGCGCACCAACTCGTCCCTGTAGTTGCGACACAAGTCTTAAAATGGCAAGCGTCTGACGCATCCGAACATGATGGAAGGGTGGACGCAAAGACATTCATGTGGCGTGCTGGTTATTACGACGTGGTGCTGATGTGTGTGTGTCTTGTCCACGGTCCAAAGGTTGCCACCGATGTATCGGAACAAGTGTTGCGACTTTACGGTGAAGACATGACCGATTACAAGAAGGAGTTTGAAAATGCCTGATCCTCTAACCGCAGCAATTGGTGCCAGCGTAGGGTCTGCGGTAATCGGCGCAGATGCTGCCGGTGACGCTGCTGACACTCAAGCTGCGGCAGCGGATCGCGATACGGCGCTTCAGCGTGAGCAGTGGGAAACGCAGCTTGAGCTTCAGAAACCGTGGCACACGGCTGGTGTTGGTGCGCTAAACAAACTGATCCCGTTGGCGACCGAGTACACGCCGTTCGGTATGAGTCAGTTCCAGCAAGACCCCGGATATACGTTCCGCATGTCGGAAGGCATGAAGGGGCTTGAACGATCCGCTGCGGCTCGCGGTGGATTGCTCTCGGGCGCCACGATGAAGGGCATCCAGCGATACGGTCAGGACATGGCGTCGCAGGAATACCAGAACGCATTCAACCGCTACCAGGCTGAACGCCAGGCTCGCCTTGGACCGCTTCAGTCGCTGGCGGGCGTGGGGCAGACGTCGGCCAACGTCTTGGGACAGGCGGGTCAGAACTACGCTGCCCGGGCGGGTGAGTCCATGATGAGTGGTGCGGCGGCTCGTGCGTCGGGGTATGTGGGTGGTGCCAACGCGCTGACGGGTGCTTTGAGCACCGGTCTGAACTACTATCAGGGTCAGCAGTACCTGAACGCGCTACGACCCACTCAAACACTGAGCGGCCCGTCGAATGCGCAACTGGCCGCACAGATGTACGGAGAATAAGTCATGGCAACCGTTCCCGCAATCGCAATGGGAGTCCGAGGGATCGAACTGCAAGACCCACTGACTCAATACAGTCGCGTAGCCGCGATTCAGCACGCACAGCAGCAAAACCAACTCGCACGGATGCAGTTGGAGCAGTCGGAACGCGACACTCAGTTGCGGAACCGACTGCGTGCGTTTGTGCCCGCCATGACACCAGAGAATCGCAACCAACTGCTCGGTTACGGCGCAGAGGGTCGTGCTGTGTATGAATCACTGCTCAAGGGTGAGAAGGATCAACGAGAGGCTGAGAAGTCTCAGCGTGAGACGGAGAAGGCACAAGAAGAAATCGCAGCCAAGCGTCTCAAGTTGGCGCGTGACCTGCTGCCTGCCGTCACCACCCCCGAGCAATACGCTGAATGGTATCAATACACCACGACACAGTTGCCGGGTCTGGCGAAAATGATTCCGCAGCAGTTCAGCCCCGATGTCAAACAGATGTTGATGATGGAGGCTGACAAGGCGCTGGAACAGCACTTCGTCAACCAGAACCTCGGGGGCAGCACTCGTGTTGTGGCGGCTCCTAAGTATGGTCAGGGTCCGGCCCGTGTCGTCGAAGGCACTGAGGCTCGGGTGACAATGGCTCCCGGTGAAGCCGAACGTATCGCCAATGAGCGCACCCGGATTGGTCTGGACAGCGCCCGCCTCGGGTTGGAAGGACGCCGTGTTGACGCGCTTGAGCGCAAAGCACTGGAGGGCACGCCGCAAGGTGCTCAGTTGTCTAAAAAAGAAGTGCAGGCCCGGGAGGCATCGTTCCCGAAAGCAACAACCGCAATCAAGGGGTTTGAGGCCGACGCCGACGAACTCATCTCCGATCTTGACCGACTCAAAAAGCACCCCGGTCTTTGGAACATCACCGGGGTGATCGCGGGGCGCACCCCGTCGCTTTCAGCAGACGGTCGAGCGGCACAGGCGCTGTATGACAAGATCATCGCAAAGGGTGGTTTTCAGTCACTGCAAGACATTCGGAACGCCTCGCCGACAGGTGGTGCTCTTGGATCAATATCCAACCAAGAAGGACAGCAACTCAAGGCTTCGTTCTCGGAGATTGACCAAAAAATGGACGCCAAAGACGTTCGCGCGGCAATCGACCGAACCATCCAGAAGGTGAGGGGGAGCAAGGAACGAGTGCGCGAAGGATACGATCTAACGTACGAATACCGCGCTCCATCGGAGACAATGCCTGCCGCACCGAAACCGGGAAAATCCAACCTTGCTCCGCAGGATCAGGCAGCACTCGATTGGGCGAACGCTAACCCGAGTGACCCACGGGCAGCTAAAATCAAGGCAACTCTCGGAGTGAAATAATGGCCGGTTTTGACCCTGATGCGTACCTAGCCCAGAAGGCCCAATCAGTCACACCCGTGGCATTCGACCCTGATGCGTACCTAGCGTCTAGGGGCGGTATCCCGAGTGTGCGGTCACCTGCATCAATTCCCGCACAGGTGGGTCAGTTCGCGGGTAACGTTCTAGCGGGTGGTATTCGAGGGGCTGGGTCAATTGGTGCAACTCTCATTCGACCCTTTGAAACAGCCGAAGAGAATGCTGCTCGACGGCAGGCGATGGATGATGCTCTTAGGTCAATGGGCGCGGAGCCGGAGTCGTTCACATACAACGTCGGTAAATTTGGCGCGGAAATGGCCGGAACCGCAGGTATCGGTGGTGCCATTGCAGTCCCTGCAAAAATAATCCCTCGACTAGCACCACTGGCGCCAGCCCTGGCTAGCGGTGGTCTTACTGCGTCAACCACGGCGGGTAAGATTGCCGCTGGTGCTACTGTAGGGGCAGCTGGTGCTGGTCTAATCGACCCTGATACCGCAGGGATGGGCGCCCTCGCCGGTGCCACTGTTCCGTTTGTTGGTCCAGTGCTTGCCAAAGGTGTCGGTAAACTGGCCGACCTGCGTCAGATTTCCAAGAACAAGGCTGCGGACATCGCCCGCAACGCCCTTGGTCCCGACTTGCCCGAAGTGGTCAATGCCCTCAAGGCAGGGCAGGGCAAGGGAATCAGTGCCGCACAGGCCAGTGCCGACATCAACAGTCCGACATGGCAGGCCCTGATCGACCGCGCAACGGCCCGCGATCCGAGATTCGTCGCAGCGTTGGAGAAGTCCCAAGGCGAGGTGTCGCTGAATGCTCTGTCCAAGCTGGCAGGTGGCTCTACCGCTGCCGAGGCTCGTGCAACGACAGAAGGTGCCAAAGAAGCTGCTCGAAGTGTGACCACACCTATGCGAGAAGCAGCCCTCAATCGCGCCAATCTGGGCAAAGAGGTGGCTCGTCTGGAAGGTCTGTCGGCTGAGTTGGGTGAGCAGGCTGCTGCCAAGGTGCAGGAGGTTCGCCGTCTGATGGAGCTGGGTGATTTGGCAACCGCAAGTGCCCGTCTGAATCTGATCAAGAAGGGTCTGCCGGTCGGTCTGACCAAGTACACCTATTCGGGTGAGCTGGCCGAGCGTGCGTTCAACGAGTGGTCGAACAAGGCCGCTCAAGCCTCTCTCGATCTAGGTCAAGGTGCTCGCTTTGCCGATGAGGCTGCGGGCGCTCTACGCTCGGTGGGCATCAAGCCGCTGGAAGGTGAACCGCTGGTGCGCAGCCTCAAGGCCGTGGCGAACAACCCCGAGTTTGCTGGCAACGATGTGCTGCTCGGTGCCCTGCGCAACGTCAGTGATGACATCACCAAGTGGACCAGCAGTGGCGGCATCATCGACGCCCGCGCCCTTGACGCCATCCGCAAGAACTCGGTCAACGCAGCAATCCAGCAGCTTCGCCCGGGCATGGACGCCACCAGCCAACGCAACCTCGCCGCTGGTGTTCTGAGTCGCGTGAAGCCGGTGATTGACGATGCTATCGAAGCTGCGGGTGGTGTGGGCTACCGAGAGTACCTGAAGGAACATGCCAAACTGTCCCAGAAGATCGCCGAGAAGCAGTTGACCGGTGAAGCACTCCGGTTGTGGAAAACCGACAAGAACGCATTTGTGCGCCTCGTGCAGAACGAGTCCCCTGACGTTGTGGAAAAGATTCTCGGTCCCGGCAAGTACAACATCGCGGTCGAGTTGGCCGAAAACACGCTGGCACCATTGGAGGCCGAGGCAGCGAAGGTTATCCGCAACGCCACCATCAAGTCCCAAGTCGAAGGGGGTCAGGCTGCTCTCAAGGAACTGCTGCTTCAGAACATGAGCAAGTTCCGCCTACCATCGTACTTGAGCGCACTGACCGCAACAACCAACAAGGCGCTGAACATCCTGGAAACCAAGATCGGCACCAAGACTATGGCGACCCTGACCGAGGCTCTGAAGACGCCCGAGGGTGCTGCGCAGTTGCTGGAGTCACTACCTGCCGTTGAGCGCAACCGGGTGCTCCAGATCATTGCGGACCCTGCGAAGTGGGGTGCTCCGATTCGTGCCGCAAGCACGGGCGTCACGGCTGCCGGTGTCAATATGCTGGCCCCCGAGCGGTTTGTCGAAAACGAATTTGCCCGGTAACTTGACTGATTAAAATACGGAAACTTCAGCATGGATGCCGCTATGTCAAATGGGATCGACCCTGTGAAATACGGTGCGCTCTGGGAACGTGTGCATACCTACGAGCACCGGTTCGACGAGATGTCAACCAAGATAGACAAATTGGAAGCTAGCGTCGAGAAGCTGGTGGCTCTTGCCAACCAGGGGAGGGGTGGATTCTGGGCCGGTATGGCATTCGTATCGTTCGTTTCCAGTGCATTAGGGTTTGCGCTCAGTTGGTTCAAGGGGCACTGACGTGTACGCACTTGGCGCCCGATCCAAAGCACGACTCATTGGCGTCCACCCCGATCTGGTCAAAGTAGTCGAGCGGGCCATCCGGTTGACCGCCGTTGACTTCGCTGTACTGGAGGGTGTCCGTGACCCCGCGCGTCAAAAGGCGCTGGTTGAAATCGGCGCCAGTCAAACAATGAACTCGCGTCATCTTCGTGGTGCGGACGGGTTTGCCAAAGCGGTGGACCTTGGCGCGTGGGTAGGCGGCGAAGTGCGATGGGATTGGCCGCTGTACCACAAGATCGCCGCTGCGATGAAAGAAGCGGCAAGACAGGTTGGTGTCCCGATTGAATGGGGTGGGGACTGGTCCACGTTCAAAGACGGCCCGCACTTTCAGCTACCGAAAAAGGAGTACCCGTAATGGACATGTTGACAATACTCGCAGCCCTTGGTCCGTTGGCCGTCGATCTGGGGAAATCTCTGATTGGTCGGTTCATCCAGCAGGATGTCTACAAGCCGGTGAACGTGGACGAGTACGTCAGGATGCGCCAGCTTGACCTGGATATGTTCAAGGCGATGAATGAGGCTGGTGGCAGCAACCCATCGTACCCGTGGGTTGAGGCCATTGTGCGCCTCATGCGCCCCGCAGTGGCCGTGATTGTGCTGGGCACATGGGCCACTCTCAAACTGAACAACATGGACAGCGCGTCAGTTGACAACTTTGCCGCTGCCGTGGGGTTCTACTTGTTCGGGGACCGCACTTTGTTCTACGCTCGTAAGGTCAAGTGATTGGTTGGAGGGTTATTTGGCGCATAAATTGGCCAGTTGATCCGGCAGAATCTGCGGGATACATTGCGTTAGGTGCCATCATGCGTGCGGCACCGGGCCACTCTTGCCGCGTTGCTCGGCCATCATCTTCCGCAAGTCCTCGCGGAACTGCGGATCGTCCTTTATCGTCATACCCTCTTTCTCGCGCCGGTAGTCAGACAGCATTGAGCACTTCGGAAAATCACACAACGGGCCATCCACATGCGCGCAACTTCCGGCCTCTTTGTCTCGGTACAGGTCGCAGCTATAAACCGGGTCGTCGCTCCGGTCGAAAATTCGTTTCAGCCATCCAAACATTGTTTTTCCTTTCCTAAAAACTCGGCGCTGGCAGTCCGGCACCTAACCTTTCATTCCAGCCGACCGCTTCGCGTCGGCTGAACTCGGGGCGTTATGCATCAGACTCGCTCCGGTCGCGTCCCAAACAGCATCCAGCGGATTCGTTCTGCCAACGTCATGAAGCGCGCCCTGCCAAGGCCATTTACCAGCAGAAGCCCGTCGCGCTTCTTGTGGATTCGGATGTCTTTCGCATCAATCCGGTGTGCCATTTCCAGTAGCAAATGCTTGGCCTCGGCCTGTGGCTTGTCGTCGTTGTAAGTTAGGCACCTCGCTACTTCGCGGGCCTTGATTGTCAGTTCGCTGTCGGTTGTGGTCATGTCGTTCTCCAAGGGTGTGATGCATAACAATTCATTCAAGCCGACGCCACTTCGTGGCGCGGCTTAATTCAGGCGTTAGACCTCAACGCCGTAGTGATTCGCGCTCATCGGCGGCAACCTCCGCCAGTACGCTTTCGCGCTGTCGATGCTCTGCTGCCTCGCGCCGCGCATGAATGGCAGCGGCATCCATTCGCCATCGGCCCACCTACGCCCACACCGGATACAGGTGTGATCCCAGCCGTACCATGGCGTGAAGAACCCGATGAACCTGGTGCGCTTCTTGCAATCCGGGCAATTCCCGGCCTTGCAAGATTTGCTCGTCGCCTGCGGTGCGTGGATATGGATATTCATGGCATCTCCAGTTGAGCGTCTAACTAGCGGTTCAATCCGACTCCGCTTCGCTACGCGGCTTAACCGCAGCGTTAGGCGCCTTGGGGTATGGCTCAGGCCGGTAGCGCAAACTTGCAAAAATCTCGGCCCTACGCCGCCCCTTAGCGTTGATAAAAACATACCTGTGTTTCCTTGGCCTGTCCTGCAAGCTGAACCTGTCGCCAAACTCGGCGCGTATCTCGCTCGCCGTATATTTGTCGGCCAACGTCTGGCAGTGCTTGCTCATACCGTCAATTGTCCAGTTTGTGCGCTTTGCGGAAAGCCCCGTGTAAATCCAGTTCGTCGCTTGATACACAATCCCGACGTGGCCCTGCTGAATCTCAGCAAACGAAACCACAATCTCTTTCCCGGCCTTTCCTACTGTGCGCCCGATCAGGTAGCTTTCCCCGTTGTGCGGCACACTGTCGCAAACCCATAGCCGCGTCAGTTCTGCCACGTTGCAGGCGTGTTCCGGCCCTGCTATCCCGCTGCGTAGCGGTGCGCTGCTCGGGGTTCCGTAGCAAACAACCCCCTTCAGGTCGTCACCGAGAAACAATCCAAAGGCCACGCTGCACGGCGCTTTTCGGTGCAGGTAATGCTCCCGTACAATCACGGCCATTGCGGTGCTGTAGTCAATCTGGCGTATCTGGTAGTTCTCAAGGGCCATCGTCTATCCTTAAAAGTCGGTGCTGGCAGAGTACGGCACCTAACACGTCGCTCAACACGGACGCAGGCGATAAGGCCGCCTGCGCCGGTTAGCTGTTGGGTTATGCGGCGCAATCCTCTCCGGGCACCTGCCCTGCGAAAACTCAGGCGGCAGCATCACGACTTGCCTATACGGATTCCACGGCGCTGTACGGCGCAGGCAGTCCACGCATTGCTGGTCAAGCTCTGCGGTGCCTGGGCGCTCAAATCCTGAGCATCGGGCTACGTCATAAGCGAGATAGGTCATCGCATCCACTCCCCGAACGCCTGAGCGTTCTCATGCTCTTTCGAGCCGGGCATCCAGAGCGCAGAGGCAACGACGCGCACGCCCCATTCGTCACCCTCGGTTTTGATCCGGTCGACAGCAAAATCCGTCCAGTCGTCCTTGTACGCTTTGTCCGTACTCCATCGGTCATCGCAAAGCCACTCGATCACATCGCGCACGATGACATGGCGGCTATTGTTTTCGAGCCACGGCCATGCAGCGCGGCAGAAATCCATCGCGCATCCGGGCGAGTAGCTGGATCGCCCAAGCGTGTAGCGGATGCCGCCAATGATCGTGACCTGAGCGTCAACGCCATCAAGCGGGTTGACTTCTGCCCATCGGCCATTGATCTTGCGGTAGACGGGCTCGACTGGCCTGATTTGCATCATGATCCGCTCCTGATCTTGTCGGCCAGCGCATTGGCATCGCCCGCCAGCAGCGCCAGCCACATCCGCGCCGCCACCCGGCGGCGCTTGCCGTCCTGGTAGCGCACCTCGAACGTCGGCCGCCCGTGGTCAGCGGGGCCTTGCCAGATCAGGCAGTCGCCCTCTTCGACGGTCATCTGGCGGATCAGCT